GTAAGTTCTGTTTGAAAAAGTGCTTATAAAGTGAAAATTCAAAACTTAGATCATCTTTTATATAAAATTAAGTTTCCACGCCGACCGATATTAAATTTTTTGTTCTATCATCGTCAGGAAAATAGGCGTCGTATGGAGATAGAGGAGTGTGAATGTCCTGTTCATTCAGGTAATAAGTGTGGAATTAGTGTCTCTAGTAAGCTTCCAGAACTTGCGATGATAGTTCCAATTGTTAGATGTAAGCTTCAATATACGTCAAAGAGCTCTTTGTGGGCTACAATATATTCTGAAATTGTTGGTAATTATTATATGGTTAATACAAGTGTACATAAATATCTTAAGTTTAGTCAATTAGAGTATAAGAATTTCTTGTATGAGTACCATTGTGCCGATAATCAAATTGCTATTAAGCCTGTAACCTCAGATAAGAATAATCCTAAGCCGGAGCAGGTTTTTCCTGATCCGGATATCAGGCCGATAGTGAAAAGGATATTTGAGGATTATATTGATTTAGCCGTTTTAGGTCCTCGTCCAGAAGTTAAGAATGGAGAAAAACCTCGTCCTCACTTTATAGATACTATGGTGAGGTATAGAGATGGAGTTCCTACTTTGAAATTTCTTTGTTTTAAGAAAATTCATTTTGAATGGCTAATTTATGAGCCTGAGATTATAAATGGTATTCCTTGTCATCGAGTTCGATATACGAGTAATAACTTGGGTACGACTAGTTTTATTAAGTTGTATTCAGAGTTTGGAAAAGATACTACTTATCGAGGCCATAATTTTGATGTGTTAATGAAGAGTCTTCCGAAAATTAATGATTTTATGATGGAAGATCTTGGTACGAGACATTATGTTAAGAATGTGGAGTTTCGTTATTCTCCGATAGATCTATTGTCGCAAATGAAGTTGGATACTGGAGGTGGGATATTTCCTACTTCTAAGAGGGATACCGGAGTTCCGGGCTTTGTGAATAAAAATACGGGTAAGAAGCTTTTCATGATAATTCCAGCGTTGATAGAGTTTGATAAGTATGTTCGGAAGGTCGCTCAAGGTAAGGATGCTCAATTGAATCCTGTTGGGGTAACTCGTACTAAGTTTGAGTGGAGGTTTTTTTTGACTGAGTTGCATGAGAAGCTTGTAGTTGCTCAGAGTAAATGTCGAGAATTTTTTATATTAAGTATTTTGGTTTTCTTCTTGTCGTTAATATTCGGTGCGCGTCGTAAGTTTGAGACGGGCCGTACGATAATGATAGGAATGAAAATGTTTCATGGAGGAGCTTATGAGATAGCGTTGAAAATGAATTATAATAATCCTGAGATATTCTGGTGGTCTGGAGATATAGAGAAGTATGATAAATCAGTAGGTGATATATGGATAATGGATTATTGTGCGTGTAATCGGATGTATTATAATTTTGAAAATTATGACACATTTAAACGAATGATGTTTGAGAAAATGATAAAGGATTGGGCGTACCATATTACAAATAAGGTAGTTTGTTTTGCAGATGACGTTTGGAGAATCTTGTTTGGAGTTGTTGCTTCTGGAAAATTAGAAACTAGTCATATAGATAGTTGGATCCTTAAGAAGTATTTTTATTATTTCTTAGTGGTGACAATAGCTAAGTATCCAGAGTTGGATGAAGTTACTGAGGCGGTGGTTCATGGATTTCTCCGGATGATAGTTTATGGTGATGATCATATTGGTAGTTGTCCCGTTATACTGCGAGGAATAATTAATGTTAATACCTGGGCAGAATTCCTTAAGACTCATTGTAGGTCGATTTTGAGAGATTATCGTGAGTATGATAAATTTCTTTCTGTTCCGAATTTGTGGACGGGAGGTTTGTCGTATGAAGGTCCTAAGTTTTGTAAGCGTTATTTCATAGCTGGTAATGATCCTAAATTAGCCCCAGTATTGCCGTATAAGCCTCTCCTTGAGCCTATGCTTCGAGTTTTTGTCAATACTAATCAGGAGCCTATTGATTACTTATTGTCAATTGTCGGACATATGTGGGATACTATGGGTACTAATAAGCGACATTATGATTTATTATTGCAGTTTTACCAATTGTTGAATACGGAACTTAAGGTTAAAAGTGTTCGTGAACTTTATGATATTGCTCGTCAAGATCCAGGTCGTAAACAGAAATTGAATAGGATGATTAGGAAGATAAATTTATCTCCCGATTTAATTTATGAAAGTGTTCCGACTTATGAATCAATAAGAAAGAGGAATGAATATAATCCTCGCGCTTGTAAGTTTGGAATAGATGCTTATGATCCTGATGATATAGAATTATTTAATTTTGATCTTGATGAACAGGAATTTTATTAGCTCC